GTCGGTGCGTTATGCGCTCTGCTCGTCGGTCGTCGATGATTCTGTCGGCCTGCTGTTCTCCGAAGAGCATTTTCCGAAGGTCACGAGCGAGAACCCCGACGCGGCCGAAGCGCTCGAAGCGATCGCGAAGGATTGTCACCTGAACGAGACCATGATCGACGCGGCGACGCGTGGCGCGGTCGGCTCGGTCGCGGTGCTGATGCGCGTGCTGAAAAATCGGCTGTTCTTCGACGCGCTCAACACGCAATACCTCACGCCGGTGTGGCAAGACGACGCGCCCGACTCGCTCGCGAAAGTCGTCGAACTCTACAAGACGAAGGGCCGCGCACTGAAGGCGCTCGGCTATCCGATCGGCGACGACGACCTCGCGAAAGACTTCTGGTTTCGGCGCGAGTGGGACCAAAGCGCCGAATCATGGTTCGAGCCGATGCCAGTCGCAAAGGGCAACGAACCGGAAACGATGACGCGCGACGCCTCGCGCTCGGTCTCGCACTCGCTCGGCTTCGTGCCTATCGTCTGGATTCGCAACCTGCCAGGCGGCGACGACATCGACGGCAAATGCACGTTCTCGAAGGCGATCGACACGAACATCGAACTTGATTACCTGCTCTCGCAAGGCGGGCGCGCGCTGAAGTACGCGAGCGACCCGACGCTGATGATTAAAGAGCCGGCAACCGGTCAAGGCGGCCCGCTCGTCAAGGGCGCCGGCAACGCGATCACGGTCGGCGCTGACGGCGACGCGAAGTTGCTCGAAATGAGCGGCGACGGCACGAACGCGCTGCTCGAATACGTGCGCCTCGCGCGACAGGTTGCGCTCGAATCGATTCACGGCAACAAGGCCGACGCCGACAAGATCGCCGCCGCGCAGTCGGGGCGCGCGATGGAACTCATGAATCAGGCGCTTATCTGGCTCGCCGACAAGCTGCGCATTTCCTACGGCGAAAAGGGCTTGCTGCAACTCTATCGCATGATCGCGAAGGCGTCGCAGCGGGCCGCACTGGTCAATTCCGAAGGCGAGAAGATTCCCGTCATCAAGACCGACAAGCCGTTCGCGCTGAAATGGCCGGCATGGTATGCGCCCACCTGGGCCGACAAGACCAACGAAGCGACGACGCTCGGCGCACTGACGTCGGGCGGCTTGCTCTCGAAGCAAACCGCAACGGAATCGATCGCCGAGCAATACGACGTCGAAGACGTTCCCGCCGAACTCGCGCGGATCAAAGGCGAAACCGCTGATGCGGACGCTCGCGAGGTCGCGAAGGCGGTTGCACTGAAACCAGTGCCGGATAACACCGGCAACTGATCGCGCTCGATGCGCAACACCGAACGGCCCGCTCGATGCGGGCTTTTTTCATTTTTAGGGCGGGCAGATGCCCGAATCCACACACATGCGAATCTCGAATCTCCTTTCCTTCCTGCTCGGCTTCTCCGCAACGTTCCGCCTCGGCGCCGATGGCGATGACGCTGGCGGCAACGCACCGGACAACCGACAGGCGGCGCCGAAAGAGTCATTTTCCCGCGAGTACGTGAGCGAACTGCGCGAAGAAAACAAGTCGTGGCGGCTGAAGATCAGCGAACGCGACACCGAACTCTCGACGCTCAAAGCGAAGGTCGCGGAACTCGAAACCGGCAGCAAAGACGCGCTCACCGCCGCCGAACAAGCCGCGAACGACCGCGTGCTGCGCGCCGAACTGAAAGCCGTCGCCGCGAAACACGGCGTCGTCGACGTGAACGACGCGCTGAAGGTGCTCGACCTCGCCGGCGTGAAGCTCGACGAGAAAGGCGACCTCATTGGCGCCGACGAACTGTTCGACGCCGCGAAGAAAGCGAAACCGTACCTCTTCGCCGCAGTGAGCACGTCGAGCACGAGCAAGACGCCGCCCGCCGGCGACCCGAAGCCGGTCGATGTTCGCACCGCAGACGCGAAGGATTACGAGGCACAGAAAGCGGCGTACTTGAAGGCGTCGCGCTAAACCCGCCCGAAACCGAGCAGTAACCCATCCAACGAAGCCCGCCACTGTGCGGGCTTTTTGCTTTTAAGGACGCATCACACATGCCGATCAGCAATTTCCCCGCCGCTCTTCAACCGGCGATTCAGCAAGGTTTCCTGGCTCGCGAATTTCAATCGGGTCTGGAATCGCAAATCACCTACCGCGCCGTCGCCGATCGCGAGAAGTTCGCGAACGCGGTCGGTGAAACGATCACCAAGACCCGCCGCGGCCTGAAGGCGCCCGTTACGGCTCCGCTGAACCCGGCCGGCAACACGAACCTGGACAACGGTCTCACGCCGTCCGGCTGGACGATCGAGCAGTACACGCTCGGTATCGACATGTACGGCGACACGATGGACCTGAACATGGTCACGACTCGCGTCGGCATCGCGTCGCAGTTCCTTCAGAACGCGCATGTGAACGGCGTTCAAGCGCTGCAATCGCTCGACCGTCTCGCGCGCAACAAGCTTTTCGGCGCATACCTGTCGGGTAACACCCGCGTTCGCACGACCCTCGGCGCTCCGGCGGCGACGGTTGCTGTCGACGACGTGCGCGGCTTCCAGTACGTGTCGGTCAATGGCGTTCTCGTTCCGGTTTCCGGTACGAACACGCTCGCGGTCGTTTTCGCGAACGGCAACAGCTACACGCTGACCGGCGTCGCTGTCGACGGCTCGAACGTGTCGACCGCACCGCAAGGCGTGTCGGGCACGCTGACGTTCTCGGGCAACGTGACCGTCGCCGACGCAACGGCCGGCAACTCGGTCATCGCTTCGAACGCCGCTTCGGTGCTGCGTCCGAACGCTCGCCTCTCGACCTCGGCAATCGTCGCGGGCGACCTGCTCACGATGCAAGACCTGCTCGCCGGCGTGACGGTGCTGCGCAACAACCGCGTGCCGACGATCGGCGGCCTTTACAACTTCTACGCCGACAACGCGCAGTTGAAGGGTCTGTTCAAGGATGCGGATTTCAAGCTGCTCTATCAAGGTCAGTACGGCTCGCAAGCGTACCAGACGGGGCAGGTCATGGAATTGATGGGCCTGCGCATCATCCCGACCGTCGAAGCACCGCAACAGACGCTCGGTTCGGTCGCTGTTCACCGCGGCATCATGTGCGGTCAAGGCGCGCTGATCGAAGGCGATTACGAGGCGATCACGCAGAACGAAATCGGCGACGACAACGCGCTGATTGAAATGATCGACGGCGTTGCAATGGTCACGCGCGAACCGCTCGACCGCCTGCAACAAATCATCGCTCAGTCGTGGTACTGGATCGGCGGTTTCGCGGTTCCGACCGACGTCACGGCGAACCAAAACATCATCCCGACCGCGACGAACAGCTACTTCAAGCGCGCTGTCGTGATCGAATCGGCCTAATCGGTCATGGGGCGCTTCGGCGCCCCTCTTCACGAGGAAATCATGAGTGACGCAACCGCGCCAGAAGGCGCACAGGCGCCTCTCGCGACCTCGGATGCACCGATAGACGCACCGAAGGTCACGAAGCCCGCCAAGGCGGCAAAGAATGCGCCCGCGCTCCCGGAATCGGTGACGCTCGCGGCGCCTCACGGCTTTTACGACGAAGCCGGCGACCTGCAAGCGTGGCTCGCGGGTGAAGTCGTGACGGCAAAAGCCGAAATCAAACTGCTGATCGAGCGCGGCGCGCGCTTGCTCGGCATCAATGGAGAGCAAGGCTAATGCTCACCGACGCTCAACGGGTCGATGTTCGACGCTTTTGCGGCTTTGCGCTCTTTGGTGGCGATCCCGTTCAAGCGTTCGGGCATCGCTTTTATCAGCATTACGGCACGCTCGAATATCGCGTGTCGCACATGCAAGACGCCGAAGAGGCGGTTGTCGTCAACTACCTGACGAACCTCACCGCGCTCGAAACGGCGATCTACGGCACGAGCGACAACCTCGATACCGACGTCGCCGCGGTATGGACGCACAACAAAAACGAGCAGCGCGACCGCGAAGCGCTGTTCGACTCGACGCGCCGGCGCCTGTGCGCGTTCTTCGGCATTCCGCCCGGACCTGGCTTCGGCATCTCGGGCGGCGGCGGTTCTATCACGCTGGTGGTCTGATGGACGGCGCCAAAGCACAAGCCCAGGTCTACAAGGGATATGCGCAGGTCGCGAAGCGCCTCGGCAGTTCGTTCACGCTCTACCGGCCGACGTCGGTCGACATGAGCGCCGCGACGATCGTTGCGACAAGCTTTCTCGCGAGTCTGAACGCCGAAGACATGACCTATCGGCGCCCGAACAAATACGGCAAGCCGACATGGTTCGCCGTGATGGACGGTCGCGTTACGCAGGTTGGCGATTACCTCATCGGCGATACCGGGAAATTCTTCGTCGCCGCTCAACAGCCGCTTTTGCCGATTCTCGTCGTCGAGTGCAATCGCACGGTCAATATCACGCGCCCGCAGGTTCAAACCGCCTATGGCGCCGTCTCAGACTATGAGGGCACGACCGCGGCGAACGAGACGCCGCTGATGAGCGGTTGGCCGGCTTCGGTGCTGCAAGGCACGAAGGGCGAGAAAGGCGGCGTCGCGCTGCCTGGTGACGTTCGCGATGCGTGGTGGGCGGTGCTGCTCCCGGCGGCGCCTGGCGTCATCCTGCGCGCCGGCGACCTGATCGCCGACGAACTCGGGCGCCGCTACATCGTGTCGAGCGCGGAACTGACGGACCTCGGCTGGCGCATCACCGCACAACAGGGGCAGACATGAGCGATCTAGCAGACGTTCAGAACGTGCTCGTCGGCATGATTGCCGGTTGGCTCTACCCGAGCGGCACGAACAACCCTTCGGCGGTCGGCTTTCCTGTGCGCGTGGGCGCCGGTTGGCCTACTGCCGCAACGCTCGATTCCGACCTCGCGGCCGGCGTCGCGCATGTGTCGATCTACGCAACCCCGACCGAGCGCAAAACGACCCGCTACATGCAGGGTTGGCAACCGCTCGCGACCTTCGCGCCGACGATCACGCTCGCGAAGGCGGGCAGCGTCGTAACAGTCGGCGGCGCAATGCCTGTTCCGTTCTCGGCGCAAAACCTCGCGGTGTTCGTCGGTAACTCGCCGTATTCCTACGCGGTGCAGCCGACCGACACGCTGACAAGCATCGCCGCCGCACTCGCCGCGGTCATCGCGCAGGACTATCCCGGCACGACAAGCTCGGGCGCGAACATCACCCTGCCCTCGAATGCAGCGCTCGGCGCGCTGCGAACGGGCGGCACTGGAACCGCGATCAAGGTCATCAAAAACCAAGACCGCATGTTTCAAATCACGCTTTGGTGCAGCACGCCGGCGCAACGCTCGGCGCTCGTCAACGTGATCGACCCGAATCTCGCCGACCTCGTGTTTCTCGCGATGCCCGATGGCTTCAACGCGCGAATCATCTACGCGGACAGCCCGCAGCAGGACATCGGCGAGAAAGCGCGGCTCTTTCGTCGTGACCTCCGTTATCGCGTCGATTACTCGACGACGAAGGTCATCAATGCGCCGCAAGTCATTGTCGGCGACCTCAACATCGTGACCGATGCAGGCGCCGTTCTAAAACCCGTCTAGGAACCCTCTCCCACATGGCAAAGCAAGACGACGCGCCGACGTTCGATTACGAACTCGTCGTGCTGCATCAATTCGGCTTCACCGAGCGCGGCACGCGCATCAGTGATGCGGCCGAAATTCAGAAGGTGATCGACGAAGGTCACGCCGACAAATGCGTGAAGGTCGCGAAGGAGGCTAAATAATGCCGATTTATCAAGCTGGCTCGCTGAATTTTTCGGCCCTCTCCGCGCCTGGCGTCTATCTGTCGATTCAGCCGCCGCCCCTCATCATCAACGGCGTACCGTCGAACATTCTCGGCGCGGTCGGTATCGGCTCCTGGGGGCCGGTGAATGCGCCGGTGCTCGTCGGCTCGCCGAATGACGTCGCGCAATGGCTCGGCTCGCCGGTGGTCCGGAAATACGACCTCGCGACCGCGATGAACGTGTTCTTCCTGCAAGGCGCGACCGCGGTTCAATACGTGCGCGTCACTGACGGCACCGACCTCGCGGCGACCGGTAAGCTGATGGACACGAACGGAACGCCGGCGATCGGCGCGAACCTGACGGCGTTCTACACCGGCACGCGCGGCAACTCGATCACCGCAGCAATGACCGCCGGCACGAAGGCGAGCACGTTCAAGCTGACGATTTCGCTCCCTGGCGTTCAAGCCGAAGTGTTCGACAACATTCCCGGAACGGGCGCTGCGCTGTGGACGAACGTCGTCAACGCGATCAACAACGGTCAGTCGAACGTTCGCGGACCCTCGCAACTCGTCGTCGCAACGACCGGCCCGGCAACTGCCGCACCGAACATCACGACGCCGGCGGCATTCACGACCGGCACGGATGGCACGTCGACGCTCACCGACTCGCTGCTCGTCGGCGTCGATGGCAACGCCGGCACGCGCAAGGGCATGTATTGCTTGCGCGGCACTGGCGCCCAGGTCGGCGTTCTGGTCGATCATTCGGACCTCTCCGCCGCGTCGACGGTGCTCGCGTTCGCTCTCTCCGAAGGCATCTATTTCGGCATGCAGGGTGCACCGAGCGCGAATTACACGACGGTCTCGACCGCACTGAACACGGCCGGCGCCGATGGTTACGGCGTCAAGGTGTTCGTCGGCGACTGGATCACGTATTTCGACGCCACGAACAGCCAGAACCGTTTGCTCGGGCCGGCTACGTTCTGGGCCGGCAAGCAAGCGGCGCTCTCGCCGGAACAGTCGAGCTTGAACAAGCCGCTGTATGGCATTGTCGGCACGCAGCGCACCGCGCAAAGCCTGCCCTACACGAGCGCGGAAATCGGCGCGATCAATCAGGCGCGTCTCGACGTGATCGGCAACCCTTCGCCGGGCGGCAATTACTACGCGACGCAAACGGGCGGCAACGCATCGAGCACGGCGGGTCAGGACGGCGACAACTACACCCGAATGACGAATTACCTCGCGCTCACGCTCGCGGCGGCATTCGGCACGGTGATCGGTAAGAACCAGACGGTCGACCTTCGCAACGACGTCAAGTCGGCGATGCAAGCGTTCCTGTCGAACCTCTGGCGCCTGAACATGATCGGCGACGTCAACAACCCGACGCAAGCGCCGTTCTCGGTGCAGATCGACAAGGCGAACAACCCTGATTCGGCAGTCGCGAACGGGTACATGCAAGCCGACGTCAAGGTGAAATACCTGTCGGTGGTGCTGTTCTTCGTCATCAACCTGCAAGGCGGTCAGACGGTGCAAATCCAGTCGAGCGTTCAGTAAAACCCGGCCCGCCTCGCGCGGGCTTTTTCTTTGAGGCTCAAACATGCCGCTCAACGGCTTTACTATCGGTCGCGACCTCTCGGTGAATATCCAGACGCCGGCCGGTCAATTGAATCTCGCGCTGATTACCAAATTCACCGCGAAACCCGACATCACCGACGTCAAGGTGAAGGGTCTCGACGGTCGCACGCGTCACCTTCGCTTCCCTGATGGCTGGTCCGGCTCGTTCGAAGTCGAACGACAAGACTCGACGCTCGACGACTATTTCGCGAGCGAAGAGGCGAACTATTACGCCGGTCTCGACCTCGCGCCGTCGACCATCACCGAAACCATCACCGAAGCGAGCGGCGTCGTGTCGCAGTATCAATTCGTCGGCGTGATTTTCAAACTCGACGATGCCGGCGATTGGGAAGGCGACAAGACCGTGAAGCAAAAGCTTTCGTTCGTCGCAGAACAGCGCATCAAACTCTAATCCACAAGGAACATAAATGACGACAGTCAACGTCCGAAAGAAAGCAGCGGCACCCGCCGATACCCCTTCGAAAGAACTCGTGAAGAAAGCCGCCGAAGCGGTCACGATCGACACGGCGAACGGCCTGACGGTGACGCTGAAGAAGCCGGGCGTTCTGTCGCAGTTCCGGCTCGTGAAGATTCTCGGCGAAGCGGCAAAAAATCAGGTCTACGTCGGCATGGTGATCCCAATCACCTTCGTGACCTCGATCAATGGCGTCGCGGTCAACTACCCGAACACCGAACGCGAAATCGAAGCGATTATCACGCGCCTCGACGAAGAAGGTGTGACCGCGGTCATGCAAGCCGTCGCGGAGAACTTCGGCGGCGAATCGCCCGACGAGCAGAAGGCCGAAGTAAAAAACTAGCGCGCTCCGTTGCGGTTCGCGAAGCGCTCTGGTTGGTTCGGAATGGCGTGCCGTTCGACGTCGCGTTCTCTGTTGACGACGCGACGCGGACGGCTTTTTCAATCGTGTTCTCGGAGTTCGAAGGCAATAAATTCAACTACGAGCGCATGGAATTCGAGAAAGAGTAAATGCGCACATTCAACAGTCTCGGCTCATTCGCGGCT